AAACCTTTCCTACGTAGTAGAATATTAATAATCACCAAATCACCAATAATAAAAAAAATCAACGCATAAGCATTTTCATCTACCTTTCTACCTCATCTACCAAGTGAATAAAAAAAAGTTAGTTCAAATAACACAGATTAAGTCCTTACCTTTGATCCCCTTGCGACGGATTTAGTTTGCCTCGTAGCAGATTCCGTTCTCCTCCAGAAGTTGTCTGTATCGTTCCATCTGTTCCATCGCTTCGCTGCGACCCCTTCTCGCACCATCACGCTCCTTGCGAAGGGCGAGGTTCATCGCCCTCAAACGGACAACCTCGTTGCCGTTGTCGCCGAGGAGTTGCTCTTGAAGTTTTTGGTTGGTTTTGGTTTTTGCTTCAATCTCCTTGCGAAGGGTGGCGTTCATCTCCCTTGTGCGACAGAGTTCCTCATCACCGTCTTTGACTTGGTAGTATCCCAACTTGCCCCCCTTGGCGAGGGGTTGGCGGTCTTCGGCGTCTTCAATCGCTTTGAGGCGTTGTTGGAGGGGAGCGACGGCGTTGGCGATCATCCTTTCAATTTCGCTCATATCGCAGACTTCAACATCATCGGCGAATGCTGCTGCGGAAGCGGTGAGGTGAGGGGCGATGGTGGCGACGGCGATGACTGGTTCGGCGTCGGCGATGACTGGTTCGGCGATCTTGGACTTGGGGGCGGTCTTGGGTTTGGGGGCGGTCTTGGGTTTGGGGGTGGTCTTCAACGTGAGGGTGGTTTTCTTGGGGGCGACGGCAACGACTTCGGCGACTGGGGAGGCAGAGCGAGCAGAAGCGACGCTTTCCGTAGAGTCGCTGTCGTAGTTGAGGGCGACGGATTCATATTGATTGAGTTCGGCGGACATTTTGATTGGCGTGGGTGATTGATACTTGATCGGTGAGATTGATTATACCCAGTAAAAGCAATTCAATTTTTTCCAGATTGCGTGAGAAATGGTCTCTACATCCTAAAACTTCTAAAAATAAAATAATCTAAATTTTCTTGGTAGTTTGGTAGTTCATTTTCGCCAAAAGAATACTTTTGGGTTTTGTCTAAAAAGTGGTGATTTGGTGATTTTTGGGATTTTAGGACTTTTTTGATGATCCACGATTTTTCACGCTTTTTGGAAAAAATTGAATTGCTAATTGTGGGTATAATCAAACCCACGATCACGGAAACGATAATGACGACCAAGCAAATCACGACTGGAACCCCAACCGCCGAATCTGCCTCACGCACATTCGCCAACCTCACGATTGAGTGCGGACTGAAACCTAACCTCCAAGACCTCCTCCAAGACAAAGACCCCCATATTGACGAACTGAATGAAAGGACGCTGGAAGTCGTTCTGGATCTGGAGCAATACGCAGTCTGCGGTGAGTGCGGTCTCACTTGTTATACTGGAGCAGAACACTACGAGGCAATCCAGAACGGAGAGGAATGGTTGTGTGCTGACTGCGACAGCGAATACGAAGACCGTGATGAGAGCGACGACGGATACGAAGACTGCGAATGGTGCGGTGAGAATCATCACTACGAGGACAAATGCCGAGACGAATTGAACGCTGCGATTGACGCATCTGGGAACTGCTTCAATTAAACCGCTTCACGGTAGGTAAGGGGCGTAGTATAACCCCATTTTTTTTTGAATATGGAATAATCATTTTGATTTTATGATTTTTAGTGAAATGATTATTTAATTAGCATTTGGAAAAAATTGAACTGGAAAAAGATGATTAAATCAATCACACGCATAATCATCACAACGACGATGGACGCACCCAACGCAACGACTCCCAAGAAAATCACGACTTTACGGATCAAAAAAGAACCAATTATAGAAAAAGGACTTAAAAAACTTTCAACAAGTATATTAGAACCCCCCCCAGATTTAGGAGAAATGCCACCCCCCCCCAATCCAACCCCTCCCTTGACGCTGGAGCGAACCACTCAACCCAACTTCATCCTCCGCACGACCGCTCGTGAGGTGATTGACCGCAGAAAGATTGCGTGGTTGCTTAAGAGTGGGAAAGTGAGCGACACACCCTACAATCCAGCGACGATGAAACCCCACTTCGCTCGTCAATTGAAGGACGCCAAGATCAACTCACCTCTCAATCACCTCCAACTCTACTACCGCAAAATCAAAAACGGTTGCGTGGCGGTAGAATACAAGCGTGAAGGGAAAAAGAACTGGGGCAGAGCATACCCAGTAGGAATGTTGTCGCTGGGGTCTTTGCCTCGTGAAATTCGTAACCTCATCGCCAGAGACGACTACGCCGATTTTGACCTCTCCACCGCTCACGCTTCAATCTTCCAGAACATCTGCTCCAAGAACAAAATCAAATGCCCTACGATTACTCGCTGGGTGCTTAAGAAAGCAGAAGTCCGCAAGATATTCTACGAAGCATTCTCCCTTGACCCAAAGGACAAAAAAAGCGACAAGATCATCAAAGACCTCATCAACTCAACGCTTTATGGGGGCGGACAACCCAACACCGACCGCTGGTATAAGGAGCATAACCTCAAGGGGGAAATGCCCTCATTCCACAAAGACCTCACCGAGGAGTTGAAGGCGATCAACAGAGAACTCATCAAGAGCAACGAAGTCCTCAAAGAGTTTGCTCGCAACACCAAGAAGCAAGGCGACGGAAAGGGGAAAGACGCTGGTTGGGAACTGACCTTCCTATCCTACTACGCCCAAGAACACGAGTTCCGTTTGGTCGGCGGATTGATGGAGCGACTGGAGAAGGAGACGGAGATATTCAATCACCAGAAGACAACCGAGAAAGTGGTTGGAGTGTTTGAGTATGAATACGATGGATTCAAAGCACTCATCAAAAACATCGTCAAAGAGTTTGAGACGATTGAGAAGTTCGTTGAGACGCTGAATAAGTGGTCGGCAGAACTCGGTTATGATGTTTGCTGGGAAAGGAAGGAGATGGAGACCGACCTTAACTGGGACGGATTAACCGACGACTTCGTTGAGTTTGATGAGAAGGAGGTGAAGGGGGATATTGAAGTGTTGCTGAAGAGACTGACCGATCCTATGGGGATGAAGACTGACGCTGGGTTAGCACACTATATCCACCGAGAACTCGCCAAGGACAAAAACATCTTCAAAGAGGGCGAATGGAAATGCTGGGAGGACGAAAACAACCGTTGGAAGACTCACCCCACCAGCGAACACCCTCGGCAACTCGCCACGATCATCACGGAGCGGATTCCAACCGAGATACTGGATGAAGTCGCCAAAATCAAAGAGAAGATCGGTGATGAGATTTTGAGCGATGACCTCACGGAAAAGTTTGGAGACTGTGAAGGGAGGGCGAACAAGTTCGTAGAACACATCCAAGACACCTTCTCACGGAACAAAGTGTTTGGGGCGTGTGAGACCGAAATGAACCGTGATGTTGCGTTTGACGAAAACGGTTGGTTGCTGGGATTCACGAACGGCGTGTTTGACCTCAAAGAGTTCAAGTTTCGCCCCTACGAAATGGATGACTTCGTCAGTATGACGACTGGTTGGGCGTTTGATGAAAGCGACTGGTTGAAGTATAATGAGTCGTGTGAGGAGTGTAAGGAGTTGGAGGGCGACATCGCCAAGAAGATTATGGAGGTTGAGGAGGTCTTCGCTGGGATAATGCCTGATATTGGAACGAGGACGCTGTTGAAGATGTTATACGCATCGTCGCTGGTTGGGAAATGCCTTGAAAAGTTTGTGATCTACAACGGTGCTGGTCGCAACGGAAAAGGTCTGTTGAATGAGTTCTGGGCGACCGTGCTGGGTGAGTATGGTTATAACGACCTCCCCTACGAAGTATTCACCGATCCTATGAACGCCACGACTGGAAACCCAGCGTTGGCGAAGATTGACAAGAAGCGATGGTGCCGTGCGATGGAACCGAAGAAGACGAAGAAGTTGTGTAATGCGACGCTGAAGAAACTGACTGGCGGTGAGGGTCTCCAAGCGAGGATGCTTTACTCCAACAAAACCAAGGTCATCAATCACGGAACATTCGGTATTGAGTGTAATGTGAGGTTGGATCTCCAAGAAGACCCCCAACCCAACGGTGCGGAGGCGGAGCGGTTTATTGATATACTGTTTCCAAACCGTTTCACGGAGTTTGAGGAGGAGGTGAATGAGGCGGAGGGCGTGTTTCGCTGTAATCCGCAGTTGAAGGAGGATGCGTGGAGACACGCCCACCGCTCGGCGATGATCTGTATCATATTGAGACATTTGAAGGAACTGGTTGCGAATGATTTTAGGATTGGCGACTTCGTGCCTAACTCGGTGAAGGATCGCACGAAGGCGTATTTATCCAGCAACATCCAGATTCACCGAATTATGACCGAAATCTGCGATGCGGTTGAGGTCAATCCAGCGACCGAAGTGAAGAATATTCCGTGCGTTGAGGTGAAGGATTTAGTCATCGCAATCCACAACTGGATTGACGACAGACGAGAACTGGCGAAGGATTGCTGGAAAAAGACGGCAATCAAGGACTTCTTCGCCACGAATGGGTTATACAAAAAGAATTATCGTGCCGATCACTATTATCACGATGAAATGGGTAATAAAAAACACGCAAGGGGAGCGATGTTGTGGTTCAAGTTGAAGGGCGATGAGGATGACAGTCAGTAGAGAAACCCCCCCAGCGTTTAGGTGATGATGTAGCGTTAAAATCACCGAATCACCATTTTTTTTTGGTTTTTGATAAGTATCCATTTATCAAAAAACAACTACCAAACTACCAGCGATCACTTCAACCACCAATACTGCTGATAGGGGCGACCGTTGCCCACGGAACGGTTCAACCATTCCTCCATACTGATAGGACGATTCTTCGCCCTCTTTGCTTCCAGTAGGGCGGTCTTGGATGGTTTCTTGGGGGGTTTGGACGCCTTTATTGCGTCCCTCTTTGCCTTTTCTTTCGCCCTCACCGCTTCGGCGTTTTCGTAACGGTATTGGCGGTTCCTTTGGTTTATCGCCTCTTTCCGTTTCGCCTCTGCCTCCTTTTCCGCCTCCTCTCTTTTTAACTCCGCCCAAAACTCCTCTTGCCTCGCCCTCTCAGCATCCACCTTTGCCTTTGCCTCATCCGCCTTCTTCTTATTCAGCATCTTAAGAACATTCATACCCACCTTATCCTCCAACATCGTCTCCTCGTCCGCAAACGGACTCTCGTATAGGATCGGCGGTTCATAGGGACGTCCATACCGTTTCGCCCTTGCCTTTGCTACGATCTCCGCCCTATTTCTGGCGTAGTAGGCACGAGCATATGCCTTCTTCTCCTCCGCTGTCTTCGCCCCACCTTGAGAACCACCCCCTACGTCGTCTGGGTGGGGTATATGAACTGGAACCATCTTCGCTATGAGTTCGTCGTAGGGCAACCCAGTCTCCTTCTGGGTCTTCTTCATCATTTCATTATAGTCTTCTAAATCCAACCCTTCACGTTGATTGTAGCGGATGAAATTAGCACAGTGGCGACCACACGTATTCACCCCACCTCCGTCTCGCTGATACTTGTAGTCATTAAAAAAAACTGGTAGTTTGCTAGTAGCGAGAAGGTTGTGTAGCGATTTATCACCCTCGCCGACCTTCTCATTAGAGTAGTTGCTATACTGTAGTTGCTTGTCTATAACCTCGCCATACGGATCAAAAAAACTGATCTCACCGTTGTTCTTGGTTAAACATACCCAGTGTCCGTCCATAGGGCGATTCTCGTATAATATAACGGCAGCGTCCTTCTTCTTTGGTAGTAGTTGGTCTATAGTAGCATATTTAGAAAGGTCGTGATATGGAACGATTTTAGCATCCCTACCGAGAGCAGAACGAAGTTCTTTATCGTCCAGAGGGTCAGCAACAAGGTCTTCGGTCTTCGCAGCAGATATGGGAGCAATAGATACATCCACATTTTTCTTGGGGGGCATTTTTATATAAGTATATATTATAATTTAATATTAATATGTATTATAATTATATTAGAATGACTGACGAAGGAATTGAAACTCTTGGTAGTTCGGTAGTTGATTTGACGCCTACGGATAAAACCCAGATTGACGAAAAAAGTGGTGATTTGGTGATGGAACCCCAGACGCCGAGAGCGACGAAGGAAGTGGTTGAGATCCACATCTGCCCTATTTGCCTTCACCCTTGCGAAGGGTCTGCCGAACTGTTGGAACACTATTGGGGGTATTGTCAAAAGACACGGACGTATTTTGATACGATGATGACCGTCGGTGAATAATATAATTAGATTATTTACGCCGATTAGGAGTTAAATAAAAATTATATAGACTAATCATAACGGTCTGTATAATTTAATAACTAATAAAAATGTGGAATACTTGTGAAGAAGATTTGCGTGTTGGAAAAGAGGCGGAGATCCTTGTGTTGCCGATTTTGAAAAACTACTTTAACGATCACGATTTAAAACTGGTGAGTAGCGATTGGGACTCTAACGACTATGTTGGAGGTAAGGGGGTGAAGTATGAGATTAAAACGAGAGACCTCAAAAGCGACGGCAAAGAGGCGACCGATGGGTTGATGATAAATGTGGCGAAGGTGGGGTGGAATGATTATATCATTTGGAACCTTCTTGACGGCATCTATTATCGTGATGCGAACGATATTATGGGCGATTGTGAAGTGAAGACCCACACGAACGACCGACGACCAGATGAACGTGCCGATGTGAATACTACGAAGAAGGTGTATTATGTGCCGATTGAGAAGTGTATCTGTTTGAAGAGGTATGAGACCCCTAGAACCCCTAAAGAAAAGAGTGGGGGTTTGAAACGAGGAGTGTGTCATATACGGTTAGATGATTAGGGGTTGCGGACTGGGCGACACATCATATTAATATGCCCTTGTGTTCCGCCAGTTGTTGTTGATGTATCTATTTGAGTTCCACCAACATTACAGTATGCTTGAAGTTGGAACTGAATAACGTCTGTTGGTGCCATACCAGATATGTCTAATAACCCAGTCATAGAAACGGAAGAATGAAACTTATCGCCAATCGGCGGTGAGAATGACAAAGCGAGTTCTGGGAAGTTTAATACTGGAGATGAAGCGAAGGTTGGTGTGGCGAAATCTGTGTATGTCCCCCCTGATG